ATGTTGCTGAAGAAAGTGATCCCCGCAATCCTGTTGTTATCCGTATGCGGCCAGGCGCTGGCGGCACAAATCATTACCGTCAGCCGCTTTGAGATCGGTAAAGAGAAGTGGCCGTTTAACCGTGAAGAGGTGATGCTGACCTGTGAGAAAGATGGTGCGATGTTTGCCATCAATCCGAGCACGCTGATGACATACCCCCTGAACGATATCGCCGACACACTGTTCAAAAACAAACAGGTGAAAGCGCAGCCGATCAGCGTGATCCAGGCCGAAGACAAAGCGCATCCGGGCCAGATGATGAGTCTGCAGCCGATTGTTGAGCGCACCCAGGCGCTGTGCGGTAAATAAACCTGTCGGGTGCAGCATCGCGCTGCGCCCAACCCCTCTTTTTTGCCGTTGCGATCACAAACTGATCCGGTTTATGCCCCTGCGGCTCCCGTTTGCTGGCAATTCCACCGCGCTGTTCTAATGTTAAATGGCAAGGCGACATCGCCTTCATAAATGCCAACTTTTAGCGCACGGCTCCTTGAGAGCCATTTCCCTGGACCGAATATAGGAATCGTATTCGGTCTTTTTTTGGTTGGCATTTCAAAACAGCATCTTAGATTAAAATCAATGATTTAAACGCCACCCTGTTGCCTTCTGTTCTACTCTGCTGGACTCTGTGCCGCCAATTTGTCGCCATTTTTCTTCGCCATCAACGCCAGCGGATTGCAGCGAATTGCATCTTCAAGATGGTCGGGCGCGAAGTGCGCATAACGCATCGTCACCCTGATGTCGGAATGCCCGAGAATACGCTGCAGCACGATGATATTTCCTCCGGCCATCATAAAGTGGCTGGCAAAACTATGGCGCAGTACATGGCTCATCTGGCCTTCGGGTAATTCAATACCGGCCAGGCGAATGACCCGATAAAACTGGCGATAGCACTCTGCAAAAAAACGGCCCTCTTTGTCTTTTAATTCGTTATACAGGGCGTTGTCGATGGGTACCGAGCGGTTCTTTTTACCTTTGGTATTGATGAAAGTGATTTTGTTTGGAGACAATTGTGAGGCTTTAAGATTCGCGGCTTCACTCCACCGGCATCCGGTTGAAAGACAGATTTTGATAATCAGCGTCAGATCAGGGTTATCGTGAACTTTGCAGGCGGCAAAAAGCTTTTGTATCTGGGTTTCAGTCAACCATGCCATTTCTTTCTCTGGCTGATCAAACTCCCGTATATTTTTAAGTGGGTTGGGGTAGCTGATTTCGCCAAGCCGTTCCAGCTCATTGAAAATAGCGCGAAGGAATGCATGTTCACAGTTAATGGTACCCGGTGAGACCTTTAACGATTTATCACTGGTTTTGTATCCGTTCTGTATGAGGCCCTGTAAACGCCGATCCCGATAATGTGCCCAATCCTTCGAAGTGATAGAGGCAGCAACTGGGTTTCCCATGCCATTGCAAATAATATTGAGTTTGCCGAGTCGGCCTTTTCTGTCACTTAGCGAGCAACCGTGCAGTTTGTACCATAGCTCGATAAGTTCGCTAAGCTTGCGGTTATCCTCTTTCTCAGCCAGCCAGGGTTTAGTCTTCATTTCGTCCTGGGTGTATTGCTCAAAGGCAATGGCTTCGGCACGGGTCCTGAATTGTCGTCTCACTCGTTTACCATCCCTTCCATTGAGATAGCACTCGCAGAGCCACTTACCTGTATTTAATTTCCTTATTGCCATGCAGTCCCCCTGGAGAAAAGGGGGTTAAATTACTGTATATAAAACCAGTATACAATGTTTGATTATGGATTTTCAAACATGAAAAAGCCCGCTGAGCGGGCTAAATTAATGCAGAAGGGAAGGTTGCTGTTGGCTGGTGTAGAGTGGCACCATATTGATTTGCCCAGGCGAGACAATCATTCCAGTCACGGTCTCGTGCGTTTTGAATGTGCAGCTGCAATTAATATTCTGGCACTGGTGATAACGTTCTTTTGTTTCTTTTGAAACATAGCGGCTGCTTTTTGCGTGGGCTGCTGTCTGGCATAAAGGGCAGTGCATCATCATCGATATCCTCAAAAAGGGCAGGGGAGAGCCACTTAGTTTGAATATGCAAATCGTGTTTTGCAAATTACACCCGAATTAAGCAGTTTCCGTTTCACCCTCTGTTTCTGACTGATATTCAATATCTGAAAGCAACACTTCAAACTCAAGCGTGGTTGTGTATCCGCTGCCGCTCAGGCTATGTGTGACCTTGCTGATAATCCACGGCTGCCCATCGATCACTGATTTAAAGCCGCTCACCCTGACCGGCGTTTCTGGGTACAGGTCGGCGCGCCCCATTGCGAGCGTGAGCGAGAACTCAGCGACGCCGCGCTGCAGCTTATCCCACTTTGCTTTAGCTGCCCGCATCGCTGCCGCTTTCGTCGCATACACGGTCGTCAGCGTGAATATGTTGTCTTCCGTGCCAGCCAGATAATCACCTTCACGGGCCTCCGGTGTTTTGGTCGTGGTCGTCTTTTTCTTTTTAGCAGCGGGGTGCTCCAGCGCGCGCAGGTGCTTTTCTTTCGGTTTGCGCTTCACCTTAACTTTTTTGGGCTTAGGGTCTTTGGTATGCAGCCAGCTCGCAGAGACGCCAGTGTATGCGCCACGGTCGGCAATGCTGAAGCTGTGCCGATCGCCATCCTGCCGCGTGATAGTCATCTGCGGAATTGGCTTGCCGCTGGCGGTGACGCCGTTACCGGGTTTTATAAACAGAAGCCGACCGGCCTTTACTGCCGCAACAGCGCCATAAAGCGTGGCGAGGCGCGTCAGGAATTTAGCGTCAGTTTCCTGCGTCTGGTCGATGTGAGCCAGGGCAATTCCGGCGAAGCCATCGGCCAGCATGGGCTTTAAGTTATTGCGCCCGGCTATCTGCGTCACAACTTCCCCCAGAGTGGTGTCGTGATAGGACACCTCCCGGCGGGAATTGAGCGAGCCACGGAAATCAGCACTTCGGGCGCGAATGGTCATGGTGTCCGGCGCGCCGTGGTGCTCAACCTCATCAACGGTGAAATTACCTTTGCCGAAAAGCGTCTGGCCTTTCCAGCCGAGAAACAGCGTAATCACTGCGCCGCGAACCGGCATTGCCAGCTGACCGTCGGCGTCGTCCAGCTCAATGTCCAGCTGGTCAGCCTCAAAGCCGCGATTATCGGTCAGCGTCATCGAGATAAGGCGATCCCGGATATTGGTTGTGACGTCTTTAGAGTTAACCTTGAGCATGAAATCCGGCGTCAGCTGCGCCCCGGCCTGCACCGGCAGGCTGCTTATCCCGATCATCCGAGCAGCCCCCCTGCAGAAGAAATCAGGTTACCAGCCGCCGACTTCACGCCGTCGATTGCTGACGTGAGCTGCCCTGGCAGACTGGCGGAGCCGCTGATAAGCCCGTCAGCCTGTTTCTTCAGATCGCCAAACATTGAGGTGAGCGACTCGTCAACGCGCTTCAGGCTCAGGGTAAACATGATTTTACTGGCCGTCCCGTTGGGGTAAAACTCGCTGAAGGTGTTAGAAATACTCTCAATCACGTACATGCCGTAAATCATGCCGCTGCCACCAATCAGCGGCCACGCCATCCCCTCGTCGGCCATCAGACGGACGGTCATTAGCGACAGCGAGCCGCCCGTGATTTCCGGGCGCAGCTCCCCGGAAAGCGTGATTTTTTCATCGCCCGGCCCGATAAACTGCGCCGACGGACGCTGCCCGAACCGGCTGTTAGTGGGCCAGCGGTAATCGATATTCTGCTGCATATCCCCGTAAGGCAGGGTCTGTCGCATAAACGGCATCATGCCGTAAATCATCATCATCGGTTAATCCTCCCAGCCCATTTTGCTGCGGTTCTGTGCCTGGCGGTTGCGCTGCTCTTTTGCCTGGTGCTGCGCCATTAATGCCATTGCGTCGTCTTTGGTCATACCCTCATGCATGTTAATTTCATACTGATAGGTATTCTGGCTGCGGTCGGTAAATCCTCCCCCGGCTGACGGAGCTGAAACCGGGCGGTAAGGCGCGCCCCCGTAGGCGATGTTGTATTGCAGCCCGCCGGTATCGGCGCCCGCGCCGCCGGTATCGGCGCCCGCGCCGCCGGTCGCTACCGGGTCAGGCGACGGCACCTTGTCTTTCAGCCCGTCGGATTTCGTGTCGATGATGCCGAGCTTATCCAGCACCCAGTTAATGCCGCCCATCAGCTGATCGAGTGCATGGCTCGGAATTTTCAGCGCCTCGGCCAGCATGTTGCCGAATTTCTTACCCATGTCTCCGGCGGCGGCAAGTTCGGTCTGCGTGGACTTCACCGGCTCCAGCAGTTTGCCGAACCAGTCCCACAGCTCCTTGACCTTGCCACCTACCCACTCAAAAACCGGCTTCAGCGAACCGAAGGAATCACTGATCGGCCCCATCGCTGCGCTAAATCCTTCAGCCATGCCCGCGATAAAGGCGCTGATGGGTTCCCAGTATTTCCGCACCAGTAGTGCCCCGGCCACGATTACCGCCGCGACGGCCAGAACCGGCAGCGTGATAGCGCCGAGCGCGGCCGTAATGGCTCCGCCCGCAATGCTGAATGCCGTACCGAGGAAGCCCGCCCCGGCAATCAGGGTATTCACGCCCGCAATTACCGGCCATCGTGTCGGCCAGCACCTGCGCCGTGCGGGTGTAGTTCTCAAATTGAAACAGCGGGTCATCACTGCAGGTGCGGTTGCCCCAGAAGCGGAATCCGTCTTTACGGATCAGCGTCGTAACGTCCGCCTCGTTGAGCAGGTCGGCATCGGTGCCGGTCTGCTGCAGATCCCAGAACACGGATGCAGAAATGCCGGTCACGCCGTTAACGCCGACATTGGACAGGGTTTTATGCCAGCCGGTGTCGTTGTCGATTCTGGCGCGCAGGCCCAGCGCACGGGCAGTGGCAAAGGCGGTGTCGCATCCGCATCCTGCGCGGTGCAGACCATGCCCACGATTGCGGTTGATACGGTTGTAATGGTGCGCGTGCCGTCGTTGACTTCGACGACGCGGACACCATGATGATAATCAGACATCTGATGCACTCCGTTTTGAGGGTGTGCTCAGAGTGTCAGGTCAGGTTTTGCAGTGCATCTGATGGGGGTTTGCTGGTCAGTCAGCAGACAGAATTAATAATCTGGCGCTGCCTGTCGGCCGGAATGTACCGGTAAAGGGTTTTTACTGATACATCCAGCACAAGGGCAATCTGCTGCTAAGTCTAGCCCGCATTGCGGGCTAATTTTTTAATAGATAATATTTAAAAAACTTCAATTAGCTAGAAGCAATGCGGCTCCTACCTATGGTCTTCCCATGGATGTTCTTCAATATCAAATTCAATCCCTGCACTTATGCCTTTGACATTTAGATAATATTCTTCATTGATAATCTCTTCCTCATCTATTTCAAAAGACAAATCGAGTTCTACAGAAAACTCTTTCACTTCAATTACGTTATTAGAGGTGGTTTCGAAAGTATAAATTATACCATCTTCCTTGTCATAAAACCCATTGGTAGTATCTGGGCCGCTTGCTTCAACCTGAAATACCACAGTGATATCGAAGTTAACTTGGCAACTTTCATCATCTAAGTGAATTATTTTAGGGTCAAAGTCTTCAATTGAAGTTACTGAGAAGCTATCAATTTCAGCGTCATCCCATGTAGATACATTATATGCAGAAGCGCTTTCTAATTCTGACTTCAGCCTCTGAATGATTTCATTCCTGCGACTTTCTAAAAATCTCTCAATGAAATCAACTCTTCTGTCGTTATGTTTATTATACACATCTAAAAGAGCGCTGAGAGTTTCAATGTTTATAAAGTTATCATTTTCTTCACAAAATTTTTTATGGTCGGGATCATCTGAAATGATATAAATTCTCTCGTGCTCTTTTAAATGAGCGCGTAATGCTAGAAGCGTGAAAGCATCTCTGAACTCATTAGGTTTTTTCGCGCTAAAAGGGCTGTCATGATTAAAATACATTTCAATAACTTCATTTAGATCTACCTTAGACATATCTATAACATCGGCATTAGATTGCTCAATGAAATTGCTAAAGGCCTCCAAGGCTTTATCTTCTACGTGCTCCTCATTAATTTCAGTAAAAAGTTGCTGTATACTTTCATCATCATACTCTTTTAGTAAAACAGCCTTTCGTCTAAAATTTTTTATCCCCTTTAATGCCTCTTTTATCTGCTCGCTAATTTTTCTATTTATTTCTTTAACCACAATTGTGGTGGTGATGTGCCGAAACTCATCTCGGTTGCATAAATCTTCAAATGACTTGACCGTTCTTGAGTTGAAGTCAAGATTTGCCTTCACAAAAAATTCCGTATCAATGAATACATTTCGACTTATTAGTGACATTATCAATTCCCTTTTTAAATAAAAATTATTAGCAGATAATTACTTTAATATTTAAGTAAAGAATATTCCAGTTAAAATGCACATTCTGTAATGCATACTTCATGCATTACACTAACGTAAATAAGATAAACTTGTAAGTGTTTGATAAATAACTTATTTATTGCGGTTTTTTAGGCCATTTAATACCAAGTGCATTACTGGTATCAATCCGGCTTAGCTCCACCCGGTATCGCTTCCATTCTGCCAAGCGGGCGATCTCCGCATCTGTTGCAATACTGATATCAACCGCATCCTGCAGCGGCGCAATAACCCGGTTTGCCTCATCCGCTTCTGCTGCCAGACGGCTACTGGCAATGAGCACCGCGTTCTCAGCCTCTGTAACCGGGGCGCTAAACATGCCATCGTTGTACTGATAATTTACATCAGGCTGTTCGCGCAGCGCGGTGATATCCACCCATACCAGCGAAGGGTGATAAAGTTTTTCAGGCTTCACATTCAGCGCGACTATTTCCGCTACGCGCTGATTTTCGATGCGGGCATAAGTTTTCATCAGCTGTATTCCTCAATATAAATAACGCCGTCCGAGCCGTAGCTACCAATAAAGGGATCGGCGCGGGTACTGCCGCCACCGCCAGCACCAAAGGTTTTTCGTTTACCAGACGATGCGCCTTCCCCACTGCGAATTCCGCCGCCCCAGTAACTGACACCGCCATCACCAGAGCCGCCCCGGTAAGGGTTTGAATTTGTGGAAATAATGCCAGGTGCGTCGCTGCCGTCACCGCCCTGAATATTCAAATCACCTCCAACAGCCGTTCCGCCCGCGCCGCCCGCATCACCTGACGAAGTATTAACGCCGTTGCCCGCCGTCAGCAGGCCATTGAATGTGCTGCTTGTTGCTGAAAAGGTTTCATCACTGCCGCGGCCTACCACGCCCGGGTAAGTTTTGGTGTCGTCTACGTTCAGCCACGCTATGACCGTACCGCCCGCGCCGCCACCTGCGCCACGGCTCGTGAAACCTGTACCCCATCCGAGATAGCCATAACCTCTGCCGCCGCCGCCGGTCAGGATAATTCTGATGCGTTTTGTCCCTGACGTGGGCTTGTAGCTGATCGCGCCAGGCGTGGTAAAAATCTGGCGGCCCATGAAACGCCCGGAAAACTTTTCTGTTAAACCGAGGTTTTTGAGAACGTCAGCAATCAGCCCGGCGTCTTTGATTTCAGCCAGGGCATTTGCGATCTGCAGGTACTGGCCGTGTGGGTTATCAGCATCGATATGCTTTTTCATTACGCCGTCAGCGTAAGCTTTCACCTCGATCACCGCGTCATCAACATACTTGCGCGTTGCCAGCACAACTGACGGATCAATCTTCAGCGTCACGGCCGTTGTGCTGTTCACGATTAAAATCATGCGCACGGTCTGCGTCCGGCCGCTGCCTTCGGCCAGCTGCGGCTTATAGGTTTCCGGGCAGTTAGCCACGGCAATCAGCACGCCGTCGGCGTCATAGAGGCCAATCTCGCGGATCCAGAAACCGCCTTCGCTTTCCGGGATAATCTGCTCGGCGATAATCTGGCTGCTGTTGGCCGCGTCAACGGTCAGCGAATTAAGCTGCGCGCGGCGCTTCTCGCCGATGAGCTTTGTCTGCGCCGCGTCAGGCGTCGGCAGCGTGCCGCCACCATCCCCGACGCCTAATGATGTGATATTCACTTTTGTGCCGAGCGCGGCGGCGTTCGCCAGCTTAGCCGCGCCCTGATTGGTCAGCAGGGCAAAATATTTTGTCGTCATGCGCTCACTTCCGTCAGGTCAATAAGATGCACCGCCACGCCGGAATAATCCGGCCCGCCGACGCTGATAAGTTCAGGGGTGTAGGGATAAACGGTCAGCTCATCCCCGCTGTAGCTGGCAACGGCGACCGGCAGCGCACCGTTCACGTCAAGATTGATAGAGAGGCCGATAAGGTGGCGGCTGCAGGGCTTCGCGTCGGCTATCAGGCGCTCCAGCTCGTTATACATTTCCTCCGTGATACCGGTATCGAGTACGCCCACGTCAAGCCGGAACGTGCCAGGCGCTTCATTGGTTTTCCACCACTCGATTATCCTGATGAGATAGCCCAGCGGTTCAACGACTCGGCGGATAGCACCTGTCGTGCCCTTGTGCCTGTGCACGTACTGCGAGGCGGCAACAACAGCGCGCTTTGTCGATTCGGGCCAGGCTGAATCCCAGCGGTCAACTGACCACGCCCACGCCAGATAGGGCAGAAGTTCCACCGGGCAGGTCTGCGGATTCCATAACTGGCGCAGCGGCACGCTCATAGCACCAGGGCTTGCCAGCGCCTCAGCGGCGGCAACCTCAAGCACTGATGAGCCGGTCGGCAGCAGGCGATCACTCATCCGAGCCTCCCACGGTCAGCGTGTAGCCTGTGCAGTAAGCGGCCTGCGTTTTGTCGAGCACCACGTCAGCAGAAGGCTTGATAAGGTTGACGCGCTGCACGCCCTCAACGTGCATGGCGGCATAGAGCGCAGACAGGCGAATGTCGCGGCCGAGGCGCTTTTGTGCGCTGACAAAGGCGGCGAGCTTTGCCTCAGAGGCGGCGCGGATCGGTTCAGCTTCCGGCCCCGGATACAGGTACAGCTCGGCCGCGATTTCGTAATTAACAATCTTTGCTGACTGCACGCTCACCCGGTCGGCAACCGGACGCACATCTTCGTCGTTGAGCGCAGCGTTAACCACGGCCAGCAAATCATCACCGGCCACGCCGCTGCCCTCACGCGCGAGCACTGTCACGGTAACAACGGCGGGCGACGGGCTGATGGCTGATGCATCAGCTACGCGGCCGTCGGCGCTTCTGGCGTGATATTCATATGCTCCGGTCGGCCCGGCAACGCTAAGCCCTTCAAAGGCGGAGGCGATGCGCAGCCGGTAATCGTCGTTGCTTTCCATCACGGCTGCAGTGGGCGGAATGGCTGTATCGTCGGCCGGGGTAATGGTCAGGCGGGCTACGCCATTGTTGGCGCCGAGCTGGTCAAGGTCGCCATCCAGTGCATACGCTACCATTACCGCCTGCGCCGCCTCGTTGATGCGCTGGCGCAGGATCAGCTCGCGGTATGCGTTTTCCTGCAGCAGCTTGACGATGGGTTCTGATTCAAGCGTCAGCGCGCGGGCGACGGCCTCCTGCTGGTCAGCCGGGTAAAGGGAAATCAGCGTCGCCTTTCGCTCGGCCAGCAGGTTTTCATAGTCCAGCGCCTCCATCACGTCAGGCGCAGGCAGCTGGCTCAGATCGATAGTTGCCATAGTCTCAGCTCACAGGAACGGTTAAGGAAAAAGGCTGCGCGCTGTCGGTGCGGTTGCCGGACAGCTCAACCACCATTGCGCCATTTATGCCCGACTCAAAGCTGATGGCGGTCAGCTTTACGCGCGGCTCCCACTTCAGGATCGCCAGATAGCAGGCCGACATAATCTGCAGGCGCAGCGCCTCGTTTTGCGGCTGGCCTATCAGGGCGGATAAAAGCGAACCATACTGGCGGCGCATCACCCTGGAGCCGACAGGGGTCAGTAGAATGTCTCGCACTGACTGCCGGATGTGATCGAGGTCGGTCAGCGCGCCGCCGGTTTCCCGGTTCATGCCGGTATATTTTGCGGTTGTCATACTGGTGCCCCCGTTTTGCCGCCGCTGTCGCCCGGATGGATATGCGAATGCAGCACCTTGCCGTTTGAGGAAAGGTTGCCGCCGGTATGCGTAACGTCGCCTTTCATCGTGCCACCCTTAGTGACTTCCAGCTGCGCAGTTTTAAGCAGCGTTGTGCATTCCACTTCCGGCGAGTCGAACAGGATTTTTACCGCCGCTTTAATAGTTGCGGTCTGTATGCCGGTTGCAGTCAGTGCGCCGCTTTCCGGCTCGTACTCGATCACCGCACCGTCAGGAAATGACCAGTGCAGCGCATCGGCGGAGGCAGACGGAGCCGGGTTGTCATCCGAGAAAATACCCGGCAGTACAAAGCCGGTATCGAGTTCGCCGCCGAGGCACAGAATAAGAACCTGCTCACCCACTGACGGCGCATTCCAGGAGCGGGTTTTACCCGCGCGGGCGCTTAGCCAGTGCAGCCAGTTGGTTGTGTTTTTTCCTGTATCGACACGGCAAAGCCCGCCGTCAAGATTGACGGCCGACACGGTTCCTATGCGGATCAGGTTGCGCAGCAGGCGCAGGATTTCAGAGATTTGTTCATTCATTTCGCAATCTTGCGTTTTAGAACAATTGAAAGCTATTCTGTATTGTCCGCTGAGATATCAACAAAAACTAAGCTGCAATTACATTTACTTTAAAAGGAGGCTTTATGAGCTGGGCGAGTTTTATTGGCGTTTTAAAGGATATTGTTGTAGTTGTAGCGCCAGCAACTGGTGCCATAGTTGCTGTTAAAGGACTAGGTACTTGGAAAAGACAGCTTAAAGGGCAGTCAGATTACAATCTTGCAAAAGAAGTTTTAATAAACTTATTTAAATATCGAGATGCTCTTTATTTCGTTAGAAACCCACTAATGACTGAGCAAGAACTCAAACTCCCGGAAGGAAAAGATCCTGCAGAAATGAACTTTTCCGAATCAAGGTATTTAAGAACCCTCACCGCATATCAAAATAGGTGGGATAATGTCTTGGATAATCGCGCCAAGCTTCAAACCAATATTATTGAGATGGAAGTGTTATGGGGCGAAGAGTTTACATCACAGTTGATGTCTCTCTTTCGTAAAGAACAAGACTTGCTTTTTCAAGTAGAATACTATCTGAGGCTTGTCAATCCTGCTATACATGGCGATGATAAGAAATTTGAAAGAGATAATCTCGACCGAAAAATGCTCTATGACACAATGAAAGATGATACGGATAAATTCAGAATCAGCTTTAAAGAAACTTTAGATCCTCTTCAGAATTCACTTCGCGATAAATTAAAAAAATAATTTTATCTGGCCCGGATTAGCTCCGTGCCAGATTTTCTAAAATAAATTTTTCAATATCTTGTATGTCTGCATCGCTGATCCCAAGCAACGGACGTGCCTCATACTGCACCTCTTTACCGTTACGCGATGGCCGGTCGCGCAGCCCGTAATGATGCACGCGGGCCATGCGCTGCACGTTGCCCGCAAACTCGATCACGGCCTCATTCGGGCTGGCCTGCGTCTTCATGTACTTAGCCGTGCGCAGCTGGGCGAACATCTCGCGCTTTATCCGGCCCTTTTTGCTGCGCACCGGCTGCGCTTTGCGGGGCTTAAACGGCGTGCCGTCAGGTGCCTGCTGGCGCTTGATGTTCTGCTGCTGACTCGCGCGCAGCTTGCGGCCAATACTGCGCGCCATTTCTTTACGCGCCGGGGCTGACAGGCTGCTGATAAGCGCCTCCAGACGGTCATTTACCAGCTGCAGCTCGCTCATGTCTGTAACTCGCTGACCAGCTCGCCTTTAACGTAAAGCTGCACCGGCCGCGCGTCATTCTTCGGCAGCGGGTTCTCGCCGACGTGGGTAACGTGCAGCCCGTCGTCGGCCTGCTTCACGATCACGCGCTCGCTCAGCTGCAGATCAATGCTGATATCGCTGGCCGTGTCGCTGATAACATCCGCCTGAAAGGTAAAGCCCATCCGGCGCTTTTCCTCGGTTGCCATAATGTCGGGTTCATTCGTTCGCAGCCAGGCAAGCAGCGGCACGATCAGCAGGTCGATGTTACCGGCGTAGTCGGTAATGACCATGTTAAGCCGGTACTGGTATTCAAACGACAGCGAGCTGGCAAGCGTTGAAACAATACGCCCGCTGTCGATAAACACGTTCAGCGCGTCAGGGTTTCGCTGCAGCTCCGGCACGCTGTCGGTCAGCGCCTGGCGCAGCTGTTGTGGTTTCAGCATCGTGTTGTTCCTGGCAGTCTTTGATGATTTCGACCTGCAGCCCGCAGGCAGCGAGTGCGGCCTCTAACTGGCGATTATCCGCCGCCAGATCGCCCGCCGTTTTAAGGCTGTTTCCCGGCACCGGGCAGCTTGTCACGCGCGGACACCGCAGCCAGCGGCGGCGCTAATCCCTCTATTCTGGAATTTTACTGATGAGCAAACGCAGAGGCCGCAAGGCTCACACCGCTACCACGCAGCCGGTACAGGCAACCGCACCGCAGCAGCACGCCGAGGCGTTTACCTTTGGCGATCCGACGCCGGTCATGGATAAGCGCGACATTCTGGATTACGCCGAGTGCATCGGTAACGGGCGCTGGTTTGAGCCGCCGGTCAGCTTTAGCGGGCTGGCTAAGAGCCTGCGCTCAGCCGTGCATCACAGCTCACCGATTTACGTGAAGCGCAACATTCTGGCCTCAACCTTTATCCCGCACCCGATGATGAGTCAGCAGGAGTTCAGCAAGTTTGCGCTGGATTATCTGGTCTTCGGCAACGCCTTTGCCGAGCTGCGCCGTAACAGCCTGGGTAAGCCGCTGCGCCTTGAAACCACCCCGGCCAAATTTACCCGTCGGGGCGTGAAGGATGGTGTTTACTGGTTTGTGAATGACTGGAAAGAGCCGCACGAATTTTCGGCCGGCAGCGTGTTTCACCTGCTGGAGCCGGATATTAATCAGGAGCTTTACGGCCTGCCGGAATACCTCAGCGCGCTTAATTCAGCCTGGCTGAATGAGGCAGCGACGCTGTTCCGCCGCAAGTATTACCAGAACGGCGCGCACGCCGGTTACATCCTTTACATGACCGATGCAGCGCAGAGCAGCAGCGATGTTGACCGGATGCGTCAGGCGATGCGCGACACGAAAGGGCTGGGTAACTTCCGCAATCTGTTTATGTACGCGCCGAATGGAAAGCCGGACGGGATCAAAATTCTGCCGCTTAGCGAGGTGGCGACGAAAGACGATTTCTTTAACATCAAGAAAGCCAGCCGCGATGACCTTTTAAGCGCGCACCGCGTGCCGCCTCAGATGATGGGGATTATCCCGGACAACTCCGGCGGATTCGGTGACGCGGTTAAGGCGGCGCAGGTATTTGTAAGAAACGAACTGACACCGCTGCAGGAGCGTTTAAAAGAAATCAACGACTGGATCGGCGAAGAAATAATCCACTTCCGTCCGTATAGTCTGGAGACTGCGCTATAAAAAACGGCCCGTCGGGCCATTTTTTATTTGTTGCTATGTCTCTCGGCTCTTCTTCTTATTGCCCCTTCGACTTGAGCGGGTTCGGTATAAAGCCGGGTTAAAAGGACCCGCGTAAAATCTTCTAAATCCAAAGCCGATTCTTTATCTAAAATTCCCTCATGCGCACCATCATTCCCATCGTCTTTAACGCACTTAGCTAAATCTTTTAAAGAAGATGGTATTGTCCCATTGTCAAATAACCATTCCATACGAAGCCCCAAGCTTCGGCGTATTTTACTTGATGGCTCACCCTCCTCCGGTAAGAGGTTTTTTGTAGCAAAATCAAGACAAAGGCGAAACATCGTGGCTGCAGCATTATAACAATTAATGCTAAGGCACTTCGAACCTTCAATAAAAGCAACTTCGATATTGGAAGGTAAAGCTTCAGGTGGCCGGCTTATTGCCAGATCAGCAGGAGTGACAAAACCAATGAGATGATATTGACTTTCAATGTTGTAATTCGCATTTCTCCAATCAACTAATGCAGGCGCAGTAACAGAACTACTTTTAGGGACAACCTCGAATAACGAAGCTCCATAGCATGAGCCACACATAGCTAATATTTCAGCAGAAGCATCCAAAGCAGAATCTAAGTGAACTTTATAAGGAGTACCCCCAAAAATCTTAAAGGTTATTTTTTTAGCATCACATCTTGGACAATTGCTTACTAAGTATGCTGGCATTTATATAGTTCCCTTATGAAGTTTTCTTAATGACGAGTGTTTAACATTCATTAACCTAAGCAGCTTATTGATTGAAACGCACATAGTTTCCGCAGAAGTGGCTGTCGCTTACAGCTGTTCTGATGACAGGCAGGTTGTTAGTTAACCTGTCACTGAAAGTCTTCTAAGAATACATAGCTTGCATATATTTAAGCAATTCTAATGGGTAGAATTAATCCTAATGGGTAGACAAGACACTGACTCAGAAACTTCCCAGCGCGCCTTAAGGCATACATGTTTGCACCCCTTGCGCGCAATGCTATCCCCGCCCCGCCTGCCCGCTTTATGCATCGCTTTTCATGCAGGTGCATGTGTTACCTCCGAACGCGCCAGCACCGGCCTCACACACGCTTAGCGATCCAATTTGGATCATGCAGATTCATGCAACCATATGCACTTGTATGCAGCAGCAAAAAGCCACCTGAAAGGTGGCTAGTGAAGGGTAGGGAAGGAGGTCTTAATCATTCTGCCTGGCAGTATATTGCGGCTTCGAAAATAGATGTATCGATTGTGCCAGCCATGTCGCTGATCATCGACAGTGCCATTTTTAATTCATCTTCTTTGCAGTGTGCGATCAACGATACGTCGGCAATGAACTGAATGCGTGCAACCGTTTCACTTATATTATCTATGTTCATCAAATGATTAACTCCTTCTAGTCAAAAATATACTGTATGTATAAACAGTATCATGATGAACTAAAATCGTAAACAATCGTGCGGCTCAGATTAGTCCGACTGCCGTTTTATTAATCAGGCAAATGTATGCCTCTTTTTCTCGCTAGTGCATTGAAGCGCTTTAATGGGGCGGCATTTTTGCGACGTCTATGGAACAGATAGCCGCTTGTACCGCTCCAGTAAGAAAGCTCCCCAACCTTGATGGTATGGCCTTTCATCATGCGGACAGCTTCACCGTCGGATAGTGTTAGCCTGGAGATTTCAAAGAAACTCTTTTTCAAAGCCTCACGTTCTTTGTACTGGCTCAGTTCTGAGCGATATTTGTCCGGCTCAAGTTGCTCCTGCGCTGGCTTTACTCTTAATCGCTTAAGAATCCTTCTACGTTCGGCGCGAGTAGGGGGCTTAGAGAAATCGATAGCAGCTTCAGAGTCTGTTGGCTCCGTACAGTTATTGACAGAACTCCGAGAGGACGCGAACGCGTCCTTAAATTCAACACCCAAATCAACGGCACGTTTCGGAACAATCTTCCACTGCATCAGGCGGGTTAAGATCGGCGTATCGTCGCCAACTTCAGTTGCGTAAACACCTTTGATACGCACGGTTTCCTCTCCGTACTCGTTCATGCCTTCGCTTGCCTGATACCAGGTGCGCACAGCCAGCTCATCGCGGCGCACGAACGGGCCTCCCTGCGCGTTAACGTATCCGGCCCAGTCTCCTGCATCAGCTGCGTCATGCGCGGCGGCAAACTCAACGCTCAAGCCGTGCGCGGTTTCGCTGTCAGCCATGCGGCGCAGTTCGCGGTAAACCGTGACCGGCGCGCCGCCCACAAACTGGAATTGCCGGATATGCCAGCGTGCCGCCCATGCGGAAACGGCCGAGGCGGTTTCCTTAAGATTTTTTCCGCTTTCGTCGTCCGTCTCGCCGTCCAAAGCATAGCCATCGATATTCTTTGAAATGTATTTAGCAACGTAACCCGTCGCGCTGCCTTTCTCCGGGTCGATAGCCTCGGCGTGAAAGCGGGCCTTACGGGCCTTGTCGGTTGTCAGCTCGCTGCCGTCTTCCTGCCAGGCGTAGTCGCGCATAATCTCGTGCACACGCTCAGCCTGTTCCGGGCGCATAAACATGAGCATGTGCCAGTGCGGTGTTGCATCATGATGAGGCTCAGCAACGCGGATCCCGAAGATGCGAATTTCTTCGCGGTGCAGCTTGGCGCGGATTTTCTGCCAGACACTGCAGAGATAACGCTGCGTGTCGGCCGGGCTGGCACCGTTCCATTTGCGGTTACGATGCCCGGTTTTGATTGTGGCGTGATAGCGTGACGGGGCTGTCAGTGTGTAGAACTCGCCGATAAAGCCCATTTCATTGCAGATGTTTTCGAAGCCCCTAATGCGGGTCATCAGCTCGCAGCGGCGGATCGCCGGGTTGGCCACACTGCCGTCGTATTTCTCGATCAGGCTGATGCGGTTGCCTTCCTCGTCTTCCAGCTCCATTCCCTTCAGAAATTCACGGGTGCGTCGCTTCTGCTCGCGCCACTCTGAAACGGTCATGCTGCTGGCGTAGGGGGTATGCTTCTTGCAGACGTTAGCCAGGGCAATTTGAAGATGTTCACGCCATGATGCAGCCACGCGACGCAGTCGGCCTTTCCACCATTTTTCCGTCTGCATACGCATGATCGCCGGGGTAACTTCCTCCGGGTCAAACAGTCGTGACGTGACTTTATCCCATAATGGCGGCGTCTGGCTCAGCTCACGGGTGATGGTGGCGGCGGTCATGTAAACGCGGTGCGTATATTTGTAATCTGACTCATCGCTGGCCTGCGCATGTGCCTGTACCAGCTCGGCGAGAATGAAATTAGCCACATCTCCGGCCAGTAGATCAACGTCGGCGCGCGCCATGTCAGGCAGTCGGTTGAAGCGGCGCATTAGATTGAAAAGCTGACCACCTGCTACAGCCGCATTGTCACGCTCAGTTGCGTTACCCCCGAGTAAATTTAATGTGCTCCCCTTCATTGCGCCGACACGATATTGAGCGTTAACGGTTTCAACGCGTGGCAATGTGCGCTCAACAAATGTCTTTGTTAAGTAAACATTGGCGCGGGCTGTTCCCTGTGTCCTTTCCAGATCACTGACGCGGCGTTTAACATCGAGCTGTATCAGCGCTGGCTGCTTTTCGAGTAGTTCCTGCGCACGCACTAAAGCCGCAATCGTCTGAGTGCGGCTGTGCATTTCCTCATAGGTGGGGTATGGGCTGGCGATGGCTTCCCGTGGAGCATTCCACGGGTAAGCAAATTCCTCATGCATCAGGAATTACCCTGCCGGTGTTTACTGCGATGTTCCTCAATTTCCTGACAGGAAACGCAGCGAGTTACACCCAGATACGCGCGCCGGCGCTTTTCAGGAATTGGGGCATCACAGTCTTCACAAAATGAGGCGCTTACGGCAGGCGTGCGATTGACGATATTGGCGATATTTCGAGCCAGCATTTCATCGGTGCGTTGCTGCACGATGTCCATTGAGTCAGCCATTAGTGCGCCTCCTCAATCTGAGCCTGAATTTTTTCCGCTTCCTGATTAAGTAGCTCGGCTGCTTCGATGTGTGTCATTCCATCACTACGGATCTTCCATGCCAATACATTGAGGCGTGAGGCCATAAGTTCTGCACGAGCAAGACGCTCTTCCTTGCGCGCATCATTCAGCATCATATCGAGTTCAATATATGAAGCAGGTTTACTGGTACCAGGTGATTTATTCAGCATGTAATTTTCCTTTCTTCAGGCAAAGTGAATCCCGCGGGTTTACGCCAATTAATTGCTTTGCACTATTTAGTTCGTAATAGTCATTCGTTTGGGGAACAAACTCACAACGGCTTTCAGGTGGTTCATTGCGCGAATCAGTGCGTTTCTTTCATCAGTAGTAAGATCATTAAAATCGGCTGAGTGCCGGTCTTTAACGATATTTGCCAGAAAGAAAATGGCACTTAAAGCACGCTTGTTATCCTGATAATTGCTGTCAGTAACATCGCGCATTTCAGCAATAAAACGGGATACATCTTTTTCGCAATTACCGCCCATCAGTTGCGCGCGAAGAAGTGCAACATGATTCAGCGCAGTAACGCGTTGACCGGCTGTCAGTTCGACCAGCATAGAATCGCCTTCGATAGCCATGATTTGCCTCTCTTAGGGAATGCATCTGCTTTTAATACTGGAGATAAAGGTGTTACTGGATTCCAGCGCTTACCGTTTTCTCCCATGATCCAGCCGTGTCCGTATGACATGGATGGGCTTTGGCGTTTAAGCCTTGCTGCCAATGAGATCATGATTACCCCTCAACTCATGCCAAAAGATGCACCGATGCCGCTCATGGCATCGACAGTTGAGGACAGTGCCGGGTTAGCCTGAATACGCGCCTGTACTGCCATTGCGGCCAGTGTTAAGCAGCGAATACCGCTATTAACGTTTTGCAGCAGGCCACGTTTACAGTTGGCGGTCATAGGTTCTTTAGAGATTGCGCCAGCTGCCAACCGGCCCACTTCTGCAGTAGCCTTCATGACATACAGGGGAAACTTCTCATTAGCGACTTCATTTACTGGCACGCAGGGGAGGCACTGGATTTGCGCCAGCAGGCCATCAACTAACGTTGCATCTTCGGTTACATCGGTAAGGGCTAAAACTTCTAAGACGGTAAGCTGATGTGGCTGGTCTGGATTCAGCTTATTACGCAGCGTTTGCGCACGCATGCCGGACTGCTTAGCGACGTCTTCCATGTTGTGAGCTAACGCGAATTTGCGACAGGCATCGTCGTAATAGGTATGGGTAGAAACCTTGAAATCAAACATGCTCAGATCCTTCTTAACTTGCAAAATCAAGTTATGGTTTGATGTAGCGGCATTTGATTGCTTGTTGGCGGTTCTTCTCACGCCATGCAGCAACATTGATAAGCGGATTGCCATGTTTCGTCATGGTGGTTTCTACCACTTCGCCGGTCTTACGATTAGTGCGGTTCTGCGTGTAGGTGAAAGATGGAGTAGGGGCAAGCAAGACAACGCCATTAGCAATCCATTTCTCCAGCACCGACAGGCTGATGCGGTTGGCTGCAGCAAAGTCCTGTTTGGACATTGTTGGGGATGTAGCAAGCGTGACGGCTTTGTTTACGGCGTCGTTTACCGCCTCGCTGATCGCTGGCATTAAAACCGCTGCGACATTGGCAATAAAATCTTGAGATTGCACTAAGTCAAATGCGTTCTGATTGTTTGCATTTTGAGTATGCATAACGCAGTATCTCCTCGTGGTCGTTTTGTTCTACGGTGTTTCATGTGGTGTGAGTGCACTTTAGATCGTAAATACGATTTGGTAAATGATTATTTATCACTTATTGGTGTTTTTATGATTGAAGAGAAGGGCGCAGGCGCTCAGATTCTCGAAAGACTGATGTCTTCTTATGGCGTCAGCACTCAGAAAGACTTGGCAGCAGCTCTTGAGATTCCAGCAAACAATATAAGTGGCTGGACTCAAAGAGACAGCGTCCCGGGCAATGCCATCATAAAGTGCGCAATTGATACTGGTGCTGATTTGCAGTGGTTAGTATATGGAAAACTTGCAAATGCAAACTATGTAGCCTCACATGAACGATCATCAGGGCAAATACTTTATTCTGAGATTATGGCTAATGGCGGTAGGCCAGTATTGCGCCGGATTCTTGATGCTTACGGCTTCACCATGCAAAAGCAACTCTGCGAGCTTTTAGAAATTTCATCAGGTACGGTTAGTACTTGGGTTCGTCGGAATTATTTTCCTGGTGATGTAGTTGTAACTTGTGCGCTTGACACAGGTGTTTCTTTAGAGTGGTTGGCTACGGGTAAAAATAAGCCGAGCCTTAGTGACTCAATCATTAATTCTGATCATTCTCAAATTAGAAAGATCCCTAAAAGAAAATTGTCTGCTGGGAAATTGACAGAGGATGGCTTCTATTATTTCGATAACTCGTTCATTTCAAGCGAGATAATAGATCCAGTATTCATCGAGGCAGCATCTAAATCTTGGTTTGTGGATTTTGGGCGTACAAATATCAGTAATGGAAGATGGGTTATTGATATTGACGGTGATTTAGATGTTTACGATGTCGCTAGAGTTCCCGGAAATAAGATTAGCATTGTTGGCAAGGCATCGAGCTTTGAATGCAATGTTAGTGAAGTAACTCCTCTTGGGGTGGTTGTACAAACGTTAGAAAATAATATTTAGATATAAGGATATAGTAATGAAGAAGGTATTAAAGTGGATACTTTACATTTTTGTTGGGTTGATGGTAATTGGATACTTCGCGGGTAAGAACGAAGATGGGAACACTACATCAAGTTCTACTGAATCTAATAAACCACAATCGGTGGCAGAAGCTACTCCAGCTAATACTAGCCCTCCGCAAAAACCTGTTTATCAGACGACAGCTCGTAAATTATTCAATGATTATGAAGAAAATGAAGTCGCAGTTGATGAACAGTTGAAAGGTAAAATCGTTGCAATGACTGGCATTGTACAGTCAATCGACAAAGATTTTACAGATTCAATTATTATTAGCCTGAAGACTGATAATGAATTTATGCCCGCACGACTTGAAATGAAGGACTCACAAAAAGCTGCTGCAATAGCTTTAAAAAAAGGCAAGCAGGTAGTGATCGTGTGTGAAAGAATGTCTCGAATTATCGGAGCACCTTCAGGTCGAAACTGCTCATTTAACTAATATAGATAGGCGCTAATTATTTAAATGGCGCCTATTTTTAATTTATATAAAATTGACATGGAGTAGTTATGTCCGAAGATAGCAGGGTTAAAAAAAATTTAAGTAAAGTGATTGAGTTTTACAAAAAACTCGATACACGACAAAAGTTATATTTCAACTTAATTTTATTCTCCGTCTTATTTTTAATTGGGTGTGTTTTTTTTAATGCTGAGCAAAGGAGGAATTTTTTAATAGTAGTTGTCCTTTACTGGACTTCGACTGTAGTGCTCGAAACAGTGAGTATATACAAAAAAATATACAACTATACTTTAGGTAAAGCTTTGCTGTTAATTGGGTTTACTCTGTGCACAAATATTTCATTATCTATTGCTGGGATTATAATAAATGATGTTACAACTGTAGCTCCCTCAAACTTCCCTCATGCATTAATATTGGTTTCTATAGCGATAATACCATTTATAATGGCGATTATAATGCTGGTTATATACTCTGCATTGTTTATCACTCTTCCAATATGGGGCATTATCATTTTTGTTTATGATGATAAATTAAAGAAAATTCTATTTCCCGGTTATGAGCCTCAGGATGGAGTATTTTTATATAAGACAACAAAGCTAATTCAGATTTTATCAATAGGTTGCTACTGTGTCTTTTTCCATTCGCTCTTTAACAACATTCTTGATGATTATACTAAGTTCTTATATTCGAAAGCGCAGTCATTTATTTACACTTTTGAAATGTATGGTAAGTCACCATGCGTTGGACTGCCCTCAGGCAAAGTTGCATTTATAAACGATGACAATGTTCTGATTGCTCACAACCAAGGTGAGGATATGAGCTTCATAACTCATACTTGTGAATATAAAAAATAAGTTTAGCTCCTATTCAAGGCTTCGGCGGGAGTCTTGCTAAAGGCTGCCGCCATTTTGTCGCCATATTCGTAGATAACCCACTGTTAAATAAGGTTTACTAAAGTATTCGGTCTTTTTTTGTTCTATGATTTATAAAGATTTTTCTGTGACTTTTACGAAATATCCCGAAATCACACTATTCAATCTATGCCATCACATATTCCTGATCGCTTGAATCACGATTGTTTTTTCTGCATAGAAAAGTTTTTTATGGTCGAATGGCCTTTACAAAAAACTTCTTCGCTTCTCACATCAAATAGTCGAATTTCAGCGCGTCTCATCTCATGAAAATTCAGCAGGTCTGGCCCAATCTTAATACCTCTCATTTCGCGCGCTTCGACTAATACTCTCATTAATGCATCTGGGGCGTTACGTTGGATCAAGTCTTCATGACAAACATGCCGTTATTGATTTCGATAATGCAGACACAGTGACGTTAATCATTCATCCGATGTCCACTGAGTGAAGGTATGCTAGGGGACACAGCTCGTGCCGAGGGATTCACGTATTTATAGTTCTCTGACGGACGGATAGGCAAATTTCGGAGAGTGATCGTTTTATCTTAGTGTGGCACTATAATGCAGCCATTATCATGAACGAGGGATTGAGAATGATATCAGGAACAGCAGCAAAACAGGAACCTGGACGTTACTACACATTTGAGTCGAGATTGCCTCAGGGCGTTTTTTTGAGATTCGCCCCAGCCATTTGCCAGGAAATGCAAAGCCCGTAACAGATGAAACCAGCGGTATGTGTATCGGTTACTCGGTCGCACAGGCTCCGGGTTTGTGGCAGATTTATGATGTTCAGGGGCATTTTCTTCACCTTGAAGAAGCACCGCTTGAAACACCGCTAATTGATCCAACTGATATTGCATTATTGGCGTTAGGTGTTTTTCGTATTCTTCGTACCGGACGGGTACTATTTGAAGCTGGCTCACGTGCGGCAATCTCAGCAAAAATTAGTCAGGGTACGGTATCTATTTTGCGTGGGCGGCTGAAATTCGGGCTACATGCGCGCAAACTTAAAATGACGCAAACAGCCGCAAGCCATATGTACGAACCCGCTCGATATGTTCCTTTGCAAATTCAGGAAAGGGCTATTCGTTATGGCAAGCGAATGCCAGATCCTCGTGAAGGTAAGGGAATGTTCCGATACGAAACGGAAATTTATAAGCTGCGCTTCGATAAGCAGCTTCAAGAGTATGTCTATCAGAAGTACAAATTTGAGGTGATTGTCAGAGAATCGGACTGGACAATATCTCATTTTCAATATTTTCATTAATTAACAGGAACATTTCCATGTTTGATATCAGGAGTGAAGAATTTACTTTCGCAATCGCACCTTTTGAACGCATAGTGGATAACGAAGCCGATCCTGTTAACCATCACTGGGATTGGATACAGTCCTGGATAGAATTCTCTGTAAGCGGCCTGAAGGTGGCATTTAAGACTGAGTTCACTGTTGGAGAGTTGAAAATGTTGAAAAAAGAATTTTCAGCTTTTCATCAGGCGATAATTGCTCAGCAAAAGTTAAAGTCGTTTAAATATCAGAGCGATATTCATCAGCTTGATATGATACTGACAAATGAAAATACTATTGATAGTGTAACTATTGATTTTATCCTCCGACCGGAACCCCATGCCGACAGCGTTCAGGTTAAAGGCAGCTTTGGCCTTAATGAAAGCTATTTCCCTGACATTCTGAAGAGGCTGGATGAAATGATTCAATGGCAGAATTAAAGATTTCGCCATTGAAAATTTTTACTGAAAAATTCGGGCGTAGAATGGATTTTAATTCAGTATTTTTCGTACATGCTATATTCGACGCGGCAGTATCAGCACCTGTACTGCCAATCAGGGGAAAATTGCTGATGCTCTATATGGGATTCTGAATAAATGAAGCGTGCTATTTTATGGCTGATTCAGTCATTTTTCTATTTAGTTCCTTCTGCAGTTATTGTGGCTGGCGTGTATATCTTCATCTGCTTTGTTCCGCAGTATGCAGCACTTCTTAGTTTTGCATGGGTTATTGTAGTTTCTTATGTGTATATTAAATTTAACCGATGGTGTTGATAAAATCCTGACATATTAGTGAGCTTAAAATTTGGGTTGAAAAGCGAACGCAAAATAACCCTACTGGTTTAAGGTGTCCGGCCTCCAACCCAAAAACCCACCCCATTCACAATAGCAGAAACAACCCTGCCAGCCTCGCACCCAAAGCTTACCTGTCATCTTGTCATCACCGCGGTTTGGCTTATCCTTAAAGCTTCAATCAAAAGGAGCATCGTTTATGAAAGCGGCAATTGCTAACAGTGAACACAAGGTTGAAGTGGTTGAGAAGACGCTGCGTCCTCTCAAAACGGGCGAAGCACGGCTCAGGATGGAATGCTGTGGCGTATGCCATACCGATCTGCATGTGAAGAACGGGGATTTCGGTGATAAAACCGGCGTGACGCTGGGTCATGAAGGTATCGGTATTGTTGAGGAAGTCGCGCCAGATGTGACCTCACTCAAGCCAGGCGATCGTGCCAGCGTGGCATGGTTCTTTAAGGGCTGTGGGCACTGTCAATACTGTAACTCCGGTAACGAAACGCTCTGCAGAGAGGTCGTCAATGCCGGTTATACCGTCGATGGCGGTATGGCTGAAGAGTGTATCGTCGTTGCAGACTATTCGGTCAAAGTCCCCGACGGGCTTGATCCCTACGCCGCCAGTAGTGTCACCTGCGCTGGTGTCACCACCTATAAAGCGGTGAAAGTGTCCGAGGTAAAACCGGGTCAGTGGCTGGCGATTTACGGTCTTGGCGGGCTGGGAAACCTCGCCCTGCAGTATGCGAAAAATGTCTTTAACGCCAAAGTGATCGCGGTTGATGTGAGTGATGGGCAACTGGCACTGGCGAAAGAGATGGGCGCCGACCTGGTTGTAAACTCGGCCAGCGAAGATGCGGCTCGTTTTATTCAGGAACAAACCGGTGGGGCGCATGCGGCTCTGGTAACGGCGGTTGCCAAAGCGGCCTTTAACTCTGCTGTCGATGCGGTCAGGGCCGGTGGTCGGGTGGTGGCTGTCGGACTGCCGCCGGAAGCGATGAGCCTGAATATTCCACGTCTGGTGCTCGATGGCATTCAGGTAGTAGGATCGCTGGTCGGAACGCGTAACGATCTGGCGGAAGCTTTCCAGTTTGCGGCAGAAGGGAAGGTGGTGCCGAAGGTGACCAAAAGGAAGATTGGTGAGGTCAATGCCATCTTCGATGAGATGATTCAGGGCAAGATCCGCGGCAGGATGGTAATCGACTTTAGCGGTCAGTCTGCTGAATAATCCGTGCTGATAATCGCAGAAGCCCGCGCCGTGCGGGCTTTTTTATGCCTGTAAGGCCAGTTCTCTCCCTCTGAATGCGTAAGAGCACATTCGGTTAAAGCATTAATAAGCGCGGCTTTATGTTTCATGATGTGATTTTCACTTGAACTTTACCGGTAACATTATAGTTTATGGGGTGAAGTCTGATTACACACATCTGAAGGAGGGTTATTTATGGCTAAGCATCACTTACTCAAATCCATTGAAATTGCAGCGATTGTGCTGTTTGTCCTGATACTGGCGTATCTGGCTATTACCGGTCTGCTGTCATCAACTGGCGTGGATCACGCCTGGCCTTATCCCAGTAAGTAACTGAGTGCCGCACCAGGGAAATTATAAATAATATAAATAGATAACCGATCCTGATACAGGACATAAAAAACCCCGCAATAGCGAGGTTAATCAGAAGTTACACCAGGCTTACTGAAAGCAGAATCAGCTCGCCGGTTTCCAGCGACAGGCTTTTCTTGGTTTCGAACATAAAGGCTTCCAGCGCCTCCTCGACATCATCGCCCTCGATAAAGGCGTGGGTCGTGACATGATTTTCACCCTCAGGCTTAATCACGTAAGAAACAAACCACTTCTTCTTTTGCAT